TCAAGAGCCGCTGTTAGGGTCTCTTGCTGTTCCATGTAGGTCTGCGCCAAAAGCTCAGACTGAGACATGAGTGCGGTTTGCACAGCCTCTAGTTCACGCTCCAGCGGGTTTGCCCTCGCAACGCCGCCGCCACGACTGCCAGGCTTTTCATGCACAACTGGCTCATCAGGGGCTTGCGACCTCGTGTTTCCGTACAGCCCATATGCATCGACCAGCTTTTGTTTAGTTACGCCAATAGCCCCGCCTTCTGGCAGCGTTTCAGCCTCATCCCGAACCCGTGCAATCGCAGCCGCCAACTTGTCAGCCAACGCAGCCGCAGCATCCGTTTCGTTTGACAGAGAAAGCATGGCCGCAAGCGCATCCGCAAGTTCTGGCGGGATGGTGTCCAACTCAACGCCGTATTTCTCCAGAGACGCCAAGACAGATTGCAATGCCGATTGCTGATCCTCGAAAGTGCCCGCGTCCTGCAATAGTTGCAGTTGCGTTTCAAGTTTCTTGGCCTCATCTGTTGTTAGGCCAAAGTCGTCGCGAATTCGGTTCAGCGCTGTTCTGTAGTTGTGCCCGCCATTTGTTGCTGACGTATACGCCCCGACCACATCGCCCAACACATCAAGATGTGAACTTAATGCATCCTTTGCCGATGCAACACGCAATTCAGCTTGCGCCAATGCGAACTCTCGAACTCGCGCGGTTGCAGATCCGTATTTTTCGGCAAGATCACTTGCGCTCATACCCAATATATCAAGAGATGCATCAAGGCCGGATGATATGTCATCCAGAGTTTCAAGGGCTGCTTTCAGTTGGCCCGCCTTATCTTCCGTTTCCCCCAAAGCACTCATAAGGGCAGGCAGTGCAACACCGGCAAGAACCCCGGCGGCAATGCCGACAGTGCCAAATGCGATGCCAATGTCCGGCAACTGAATAGCTAGGGCGCGAAGGAACCCACCACCCGCCATTGTTTGCTGCGCAACTTGCGAAAGTTGCAAAGACATCATCTTGATGCTGTTCGCGTTTTTAGTGAATGCCGCGCCGGTCTTCGCTAATCCTGACCTGATGCCGCCAAGCGCTGTTGAAAATGACGAGCTAAGACGACTTGAAATGGCAGAAAGGGACGTGCCGAAGCCAGAAACCTTTGCCTTCCCCGCATCTGCCGCCGCCCCCACTTTCTTTACGGCAGTTTCAGCAGCCGTTGCTGCCGATTTAAGGCCGCTGGCATCGCCTGTGATCTTTACATTTACGGCGCTAAGTTCAGTCATTGGCCTTGTCCTTTTTCGCCGCCATCTTTTCTCTGTGCTTCTGTCTGGCCGCGTCCCACTCAGATTGTGAGGTGTGGCCAGGGTCTTTTATGCGCTCCGATGTGACCAACTTGTGATCGAACATCCACCACCATTCCTGCGTGGTCATTTCCCAGAACTCGGACGGCTGCAGGCCCATTGTCATATCAGGAGATCCGACTGACAGTTTATACGCAGCCTGCACCCACTCTGCCCAGCTTAGGGCTTTCCCCCGTCGCCACTGTCACCCTTTTTCGCCTCTTTGCTGTTAGGTGTGACGATGATCCCAAGGTACTCCCCTGCAATCAATTCGGCCTCCATAAACCCGTGCTTGAAAACAAGTTCACCCATGTCGTCAAGGTCGCCCTCATACCCACCTGCAACCGCGCCTATGTGAAGTATCTGCACGATGTTTTCAGGCGTGAATACAAAAGCGGGCTTGTATGTCAAAGCCTTTGCAGCAAATGCCTGCTCCTTCATGGCCTCTCGGACAATCATAAGAGGGTCTGCCACCTGTTCAGCAACGTCAATGGAAGCCCGCCAACTCGCAACAAGTTTAACGCGCTTCCCCCCGATTTTTGTGTTGATCTCACGCATTAGACACTCGCCACATAAGTGACAGCGCCGCTTGTGATGATGGTGGCAGAGAATTGATATGCCCCGTCATGCTCTGCGCTCAGAGAAAGGTTTGTCATCAGGCCAGATCCGGTAATTGTGCCAGGCGTGGTCAATACGCTTGGAAGGTTTACAACGACATCCTCGCCAGAACCGTTAAAGTATTCATTGATCAACACCTCATCGGATGTGATGCCTGATACTTCGGTTGAGCCTGACTTCTTACCCGGCGCCGGCAAGAATGTTGCCCATCCGTTGTCATCATCTGTGGTGACATCAACCCTGTCTGCGGTGAAGTCAATAGACTTACTCTGGACGCCCACAAGCGTGGTGCTGTCCCAATCCAGCGTCAAAGAACGCCCTGAAAATCCTGCCATGTTAGCACTCCTGCATTGTTAGGCGGTATCGTTGTACGCCGTGTCTTGTACGGCCATCCGGGTCGACCATTGTCTGCCCAAATTCATAAAGGCAATCTACCACAACAGCCCCGCTTGCCGCAAGTTCGCTGCGGTTTAACAGGGAGTAGGTGTCGCCCATGATCTCTTTCAATTCCTTCATGCCAGACGCCCGAGACCAAAAGTGCAGCGTGACCGTCACGTTTGCCCCTACAGTGTCGTCAGTGTCGAATGGCCGTGATGTGTCGTTACCGATCACGACATAGGGGAAGTCCTCATCCGGCGCCCCCTCTGGCAAATATGGCGCGTCGTCATAAACAAGGCACGTCAGCGCCCCGTTCAGTTCGTCATATATCGCCTCTTGTGCGTTTGTGAGAAAGTCAGCCATCAACCCACCCCAAGAAATGCCCGTCAGAGCTATGGACGGCCTCTAGGCGGGCCTGCATGGAAAATGTGATTGTGACGGTGCCATATTGCTTAAACACGATTGATCAGCCTTTCAATGTCTTCTTTTAGCTTTGCAGATACGCCGATCTTCGCCTTTTCGAACGACGGAAGCAACCAAGGGCGCGGCAATATCTTTGGGCTATCATCAGAACCGCGCGTGCCAAATTCAAGATACATACCATACATAACATGCGTGCCAACGTAGGCAGTCAATGGACCCTCAAAATCAACGTCAATGCTGCCCATTAGGTTGCCGGTGTCGCTTGCTGGCGCTTCATATGGCGCGGATGCTTGGTGACGAACATTCCCGCGCGTGTAAATCCGCCCCGTCTTGCTTGGGTCTTGGATGGCAAACACGGCTTCAACCTTGGTATCTGTCGCAAGGTCGCTGATGACGTCTTCAACAACACCCTCGGCCCCGCCGCTAATGGCCTGCAACTCTTTTACAAGAGTATTCAAGCCCTGCATTTCAATATTGACTGTCGTCATGATGGCCCACTTTCCAGCGTCACAACATGCCAGACGCCACGACGCTCGAAGTCATCAACATGCGTGATGTTGTACGTGTCCGAGCCAATCACAACGCGGTCATCAGCAGCAAGGCCAGAGACAGCCTGCACGACAAGTTGCAAAGATGCATTCGCAGTGACCCGCATAGCATCAAAGCCCTCATTCCCGCCGGTATACATTACGCCCGCCGATACCGTGGCAAGCGCTGACCATGCGTCTGTATATCCGCCCATGCCGTCCGACGTGCGAGCCTTGCTTTCGAATGTTACTGTTTGCCATAGCATATCAGACTGAGAAATAACCCGCGCCATGACTGCACCGCCCGCGGCAACAACGTCACGAACGCCAAGAATAAAGTAGGTCACGCCGCCTGCTGCAACGGTCCATCCAGCATTCGCCACAACCGAAAAGCCCTCTAGCACAGCGTCCTGAACCCGATCCTTAGCCGATGACATAGGGAAGCCAGAAGCCGCCTTTTCACCAGCAAGAACAATCCGCCCAGCATATGTGCTTGTTCCGTCGTCAAGCGTGGCAGAAAGCACCGCATCCGTGATCGATGCCGCAACCCCGTCAAATGCCGCCTTGGTAATTTCTGCAACCGTCGCCATATCAGCCCCGCATCACTCGAACTTGGCCCGACCCAGAAAGAAGGTAAGGCGCCAACAGCGATTTAACAGCCGTGTAATTGCCCATAGACAAAGCGTCATACCCCGTTGCCCCTGAACTCTCTGAATATGTCTTTTCGGTCTCTACCGGCCCCGCCTTGGCTCTATCGCCAGCAAGAGCGCCCCTTTGCACATTGTCAGCAGTTCGCGCGGCAAGCGGATCTGCGCCTTCATGAATGGCCCATGCCATCTCGCATTGAGCGTCTTTGAAAGCCTGCGGGATGTCGTCACTGGCCACAGCAAAACCGCGAATGAGCGTGTGCCAATATCGCGGGATAGATGTTGTTTGCAGCGATGACACAAGTTCGCCTTTAAGTGTGTAGCGCGTCGAGATGGCCCGCTGCGCCTTGCGCAAGGTGACCTCTTTTTCGGCTTCCGATCCCGTCACGGTATGCCCGTAATTGGTGGCGTATGCTTCCCACTCGGCAACCGTTACCCAGCTGTCGGCGCCGGAAACGATAGTCCCATCTTCAATCGTGAGGGCCATCAACTATCCCCCTCAAAATACATCACGTTGCGCAACATATCACGAAGGTCTGCAACGGTGCCTTGCGGGTCTGAAACACCGTGCGCGTCCAGCCACTCAATGCAGTCAGCCCTTTTCATCGTGGCAATTTCAGACTTTGTTGGGATGCCTTGCGGTTCCGGCTTATGGCCATCAGGGGCAAACCGTGCGTCAAGGATTTTGAAACCCTGCGCCCGCAATTCCGCCTTGCGCTCGGATGATACAGGATGCGGTTCGTAAGCAATTTTCATGTGTGCAACTCCAAGCCATTATGAAAGGGGCCAGTTTCCCAGCCCCTCGTTAATAGCTTATGCGTCGGCGTCAGCCACAGCGATAACGCCAGCGGTCATCTTGTCGAACTCCGCAACCTTGTCCCAATTGGAACCCGTCGCCAGTTCAGCATCGGTAGGGGATGCACCGCCGTTGGTTTCGTCCCAACCGTAACCTTTAAGGCCAACGGTAAAGGTGTAGTCAGACTGGAATGTGGTTTCGATGCGAAGGTTGCCGTTGGTGGTTTCAACATTGGTGATGATGTCATCAACACCGCCAACAACAGCCGCGCTCTGAACCAGACCCAGAACTTTTGATTTGTTCGGTGTGCCCGCCTCATAGAGCGCGGGCGCATCAGTAACAACAACAGCCTTGCCAAGGATGTCAATCACGTTGACGTTGCCAGCTTCAAACAAGCGCGTGCCGTTGGTCAGGTTGTCGCCAACCAGCTTATGGGCAACAGCGCCGGTCATCACGTTTGCAACAATCTGACCCGACATATCGCCAAACTTGGCGTGCGCCGAATTGATTGCGCCGTAAGTCATGCCAGCAGATGCCGAAACGTCATTTGTCACAGATGCATTGTTCTCAACAGCCGCAACCAGACATGCAATTGCAGTATTCAACTGGTCTTGCAGCAGCAATTCAGCAAATGCGGTTGAAGCCGCCTCAATGCCTTGCTGTGTCGGGCGACGAAGCCAAGTCATCTGTGATGGCTCGTAACGAACAGGCCCAAATCCGCCTGCAACCTTGACCTTAGATCCTTGCAGTTCGGCAAGATCCGTTGCGGTTGCTGAGCTGTTGGCGGCGTTGCGGTCAACGCGACGGCGTGCCGATGCCAGCGACGAAAAGAAGCTCTCGCGCATATAGTCGCCGGTGAACCCCTCAGACGTAAGAACCAGCGCACCGGCAGATGCGCCGTTGAACTTGTCAATCATCTGATCGAGCGATTTAATCGTGGCAGGCATCACGAAATCATTAAAGACCTGCATGTCAGAAAGGGCCATTTATAGCCTCCGGTTGTGGTGCAGTGCTATCAGCCTGCTATGATTTAGGAAGTTCGGAAAAGCCTGGAATGCTTGACAGGATGCCAGCACTTGCGCCTGTTCCGTTGCTCGCTGGTGGTTTACCGCCCCCACCTTTGCCCGTATTGACCAAAAGGTCAGGCATGGCCGCTGCAAGTTCTTTTGCGAAGTCGCCATATGTGGCGTACCCATCGCCCCCCGATCCTGCAAGGGGGTTTCCATTCTCTGCCATTATACGCACAGAGCCGTTTTCGTCAACATTTAGGCGATCTGTGCTTGTCTTAGCCAACATCTCGGCCACCTTGGCAGGAAAGCCAGCCTCTTGAAGGGCCGCTTTGGTCTCTGATACCGCACCTTTCATCAGGACGCCGGTGTATTTCTGGTTAGCCTCTGCTAGTTTCGCCTCATAGTCGCCTTTGATCTGCGAAATGATAGCCTCCTGATCCTTGGTCGATCCGGCCTTGTTCGCCTTTAGCGCCTCGATTGCGTCATCAAGGCCGCTTGCGTCTTCCAGTCCCAGCTTTTCAAGCGTGCGCTCTACCGTCTTGCGGCGGCGCTGCGCCTCTGTGGCGTTATCAACCGCCTTTTGGTTCACCTCGTTGAATTTAGACTGCGGAACCACGCCTTCCACTTGGAGAACGTATCCGCCGGTGTCTTGCTCTTTGTAAAAGGCTTGCGCCGTTTCATCGATGCCTTCAAGTGTCTCTACCTGATATTTGAGTGTCATTGCTTCTTACTCTCGCTGCCCTGAAAAGGCGGGCCACCCGCTGTGCATTATTGCACGTTATTTACCCACAAAATCCCGCGCTTCCTTTATTGCCAATGACACGCTTTCGCTGCCACCGTCTATGCGCATAAGCGCCGCCAAATACTCAAGCCACTCATCCATTGGCGCAAACGGCGACGGGGGGTCAATAATAAACTCAGCCATTCAACCAACTCCGCCCGATAAGTTTCAAAACCTTGCCCATTGCTGCGTCAGCCTTTGGTGCGCGCGACCTATAGTCGAGCAACCCTGCGGAGGACGCCCGCGTTGCCAGAATATGCCCTAGCGCCTTGTCTGCATCCGCTGAAGACACAGCGCCAGAGTGAACATGCGGCCAGATTGCGTCTACGATGCTGGACGCCAACCTTGAATTAACATCAATGGCCGAAGCCGCCCCGTCAGATACGCTTGATGCTATAAAAACATCGCCGTCGTGTCCGTGCGCATACAACGTCTTCAGCCCCCTGTACCGCTCCATCATGCTAATGTCTTGCCTACTAAAAGACCTGCTTGACGGGTGATTGTGGTGAAGCTCAACATCTGCGCTTGGGTCCGCCATTCTGGCCTCCAACTCCGGCGAAACCCCAACAAAGTTAGCGGTCCCGTCTAAGGTTTCGAACCGATCCCCATTTGCGCGGTCTACTGCTGCAAGATTTTCCTTGCCATTAAGCTTTCCCCGCCGCACAACTTCATCAGAAAGAGACTTGGTGTCTATACCGCCACCCCCGAAAACTTCATTCCATGCGGCAACGTCTTTTGCCCGCAATTCGTCAAGTGTGTATTCTTGCCCGCTCTTGTCAACAAACCGATCGACAGTATATCCGCCGTCACGGTATAGCTTGCCGCGCGTCGGGCCTAGAATGTCGTCCTGAACCTCTGCCGATTGACGCTTAAGCCAGTCCTGATATGTCTCGCGACTTTCCACCCGCGCCTCATTGCTTCGGGTCAGGGGGATGATGGTTGACCGGCACCCAACATGCGCGGGCGGTCTCGGCCCTTTGTTCTTTTCGTAGATGGTGCCATCACGCGCTCGGCAAATGGCCGTTGTGCGATGATCCAAGACAGATACCCACTGCACCCGCTGAACCCTGCGTAGGGACTGCATGCTGCGTTCACGGGCCACCGCCGACGTTGACGCCATAGCAGTTCTGACCATCATTTCGGCGCCACGCTTGGAAATATCCATCACGCCCTTTCGCGTGCGCGTGCCGCGGATCTGCCTTGCGACTTCAAGCGGGCCAACCCCGTCAACATATCCCTGACGAACGGCATCCTTTACCCGCGTGATCGTGTTGGCCGATAGCCCATCAAGCCACCCTTCCAGAAACTTTCCCTCGAACGGACGCGCATTCACTGCAGCCCAAAGAACAGCATCAGAAGGGACGCCAAAGTTAGCAAGTCCAGCCTGCCCAAGAACGCCCGCCTGCCATTCGGCCTCATATGTGGCGAAGTCCTTTAGGGCGACTTCCACGGCCTTTGTGATTGGCCCATAGCCCCGCTTTATGCCGGTCTCAATGTCACGCAACAGCGCGTCGAGCTGGCGGCGAGTTAGCCGGTCAAGGTCGCTTGCTGTGATCTGTGCGTAAAGGTCATTTGTGACCCCATTGACCATTGCAACAATCTTACGCGCAACAGACGCCTTGTGCCGTTCAATGTAAACGGCATGGCGCACGGTTGCGTCGTATTCTGGATCATCGGCCAATTAGACCTCCTCGTCCAAGCCTTCGCGATCCATCGCTTCTGCGTCGTCATCGACGCTAACGCTTTCGTCCAGCACGCCCCGGCGCTGCGCCTCGCTGATGTATGTCTCTCTGGAAATGACACCAGCCGCATACATGTCGCGCACGTCAGACATTGGAAGATTGCCAAGAACGCCAAAGTCTTTGGACACGAAAACATCAGTGTTTGCCGAAATACCGCCAATCTCGGCCATCCAGCCAAGCGCAATCTCAATAGCGTCCTTCAGGTCATCAGCCCACATGCGGATCCGCGTAACTGTCTTGCCTTCGTCGATACTGTCGCCTGTTGCTGTGGAAACACCGATGCGCTCAGAGATAAGTTGCAGCCCCATCTGTTTCATCTGGTCCTTGATTTCTTCAAGCTCAGACGTGCCTTGCTCAATCCCCGAACCGCTGATCTCGACCCACTTCATATCAGCACCTTCAGCCGACGCTGTGAAGCCATAGCTTGCCGAATTAACAACCGGCGATCCCTCATCTGTCAATTCTGTCATCTGTTTCATAAACAGCAGCGGGGAAAGCGACTTGTGAAGGCATGACGATTTGTCAGACTGCACCCGCCAATGCGCAAGGTTCAACTCTGCAATCTCATCAAGGGGAGGTTCCGCTTTGAAGAAGCCTGTCCGGCCCGTATAGACCGGCACAACGTAGATCCGGTCAAAGTCCGTGCGGTAATCCTCGCCAACCTGCGCCCATGAGCCTGTGCCGTGATCTGCGCCTTGGTATAGCCGAACAACAACAGCGCCTTCCTCAAGCGTTAACTCGCGCACCTGATCAACTGTATCGTCGCTGTATTCGTCGCGGTCTGGGTCAGGTGCCTTTTCCTTGATGCGGAACTGCGTAATCACGGGGCGATTGCCGACAAGTTCCCATCGCCAGCCAAGAACCTGATCAAGCGAAAGGCTCACAAGGTAAGGGCGCCAACCAGCCGCCTTTACGTCGCCTTCGGTCATCTCACCTTCACGGGGTGGCGCATCTGCCATGATAAACGAAATGCCAGGCACAAGTGATGCCTCAAAAACATCCTTGGCAAAGTTGGAAAGGTCGCGGCCTTCCATGTCGATATTTTGGCACCAATCGAACAACTTGCCTTTCTGGTCTTGCAGAACCACAGGCTTTTCAAACACGCGGCCAGCAATGTCGCTGCGGGCTTTCTTGACGCCATTAAACAGCCATGTGCTTTGCAGGCGGGCATCGTAGTCATCTTGGGTCTCAATAGGGAACTTGGGAAGATACTTTTCCCCCTTGGCTCGCATATTCTTGCCGCCCTTGATGATGTCAGCGACGGGCGCCGCATCGGTCAGCATGTCTTTAACTGTGTCCGTCTGTGTTGCTACGCCGCTTGTCATATTCAATCCATCTGCGTTGTTTGGTCGCACTATACACCGAAACCGTGCCCGTGCAAAGTTAGAGGCGCACCTGCACCTTGCCAGAGTGCCGCGCCTTCATAAGCGGGACCAGAGCATAGCGCAGCGCGTCAATGTAGTGGTTATTTGCATCAACGATTTTTGGCATGATGTCGCCAGACAGTCGGTCGACCTTGTAACTATACAGCCTGAACTCTCGCGCCGTGTTTGGGCAGTCAGGATGGATCACCACGCTGTCAAACGACTTGATAAACTCTACCCCATCCTCAACACTGCCTGACCATTTCTTAACGCTTTCCATTCGTGGCAGCCCGTTGCGCTTTAGAAAGCTGATACTCTCAGGCCGCGCGCTATCTGCCCTTGCCGCATACTTGGCAAAGTCTGGAATGCGATCCGTGATGAACTTGCTCGTGTCGTCCAGTTCCATTTTGACCCGGCCTGCCTCGGACCGGATCCACAACTTGCGGTCAGCCACATAGCAGCGAATAGCCGCTGTCGGATCTTGCGCAAACCCAAAGTCAACGCCCTGATATGGTCCATTCCAACCTGCTTTTGGCTCAAACTCTTCAACCGCAAACTTGCCGCCGAACACCTGCGCATCTGTGAGCGTCAGGAATTGGCCTTCCCATACGTGGTCATATGTGTCCGGCCGCAAGCGCTGATCGTCTAGGCGCTCGCCCTCAAGCCCACTCTCACGCCACCACGGATTGTCAGACCAATTGATGCTTGTGATGATGCTGTCGGATGGCGGGGTTTCGACGAAACGCTTATGAGTCGCACTGTCGGGGCTTTCTGGGTTGTATGTAACCCAGTTCTCTAGATCATTCCCGCCGCGAATTGTGGGGATCAGCTTTCGCCAGGCCGCCTCACTTACATTTTCCGCCTCATCCGTCCAGTTTAGCAGGATGTTGGCTTTTGACTTGATGCTGTCCAAGTTATGCCTAAGCCCAGCAAACGCATAGGAAACGCGCCGGTTCTTTGTCCTGATATACTTTTCCCCGATGTCGTAATAGTCACTCAACCAATCAACAGATTTGATAGCAGCCTTAATCTCCTCAAGGCTGCTTTCTTCCAAACTGTTTAGATGCTCGCGACTGGCAAGAAGTATCCCTTC